TTTCCACCATCTAGTTTCTTCTTGAAGACATGTGTGATTGTATCTGCCCTGTGTAAAGCCTCATCATCCTTGAACAGCATCAGTTCGCCATCTAGTATGCAATCTCCAAATGCTTTGTTTTCCATTTTCTCAACTTGCTCAGGACATTTATCTGTGATATCCTTTTCATTGTATGAGAAAATTTTGACTTTGTTGTTGAACTTGTGAATCTGAACTCTCATCCCATCGTACTTCTCTTGAACCACATACTCCCCACTAAGACCTAGTATCTCCTTCATGTCATCGAGTTCAAAGATTCTATACATTGGCTTGTTAGGTATTAAAAAATCTACGTCAGCCTTCTCCTCATCAGATTTGGCGATGTCCAAGTCTTTCAGATTATTCCACCTCTCTTCCGAGTATTGGCTCTGATAGACCTCCTTAAGTAAAGCAAGAGCCTTGTTGAACTTTCCTTCGACTCTTTTAGTATCTTTATCATCACCATAATGTTCGATGATATACAGTGGAATGTCCTTAACTTCGATATCCAACCCAATTGAGTTTTGAGTTATCTCGTCAGGTTTTAGGTTGGCTTCTTCCCATGCTTTCTTTGGCAATGTATTGGCATGGCTTCTGAGAGCATAGTGTATGAATGCAGCAAATACCGCTTCGTCATCCATCAGGGTTTCTAGTACCTTATTGCCTAATTGTTTTGAGAATGGGTCACTTATTTCTGAGGTTTCAAACCTCATTCTCTTTACATCTTCGTATACTTTTCTTGCAACGTTAGACTCAGCATCCGTTGCTTTTTCATCGAAGAGTTCCTTTTCATTTATCTTATCTTTTAGAAGTTCAGAAAATTTTCCAAGACCGTCAAAGTTCTCCCTGATGCTCTTCACTGTGTTTTTCCACTTCTTTCCATATTCCTTTGGGTTTTCCTTAGCAGAAAGATAAGCGTATCTCACTCTTTCAAAAAAATCTAACACTCTTTTCGTAAGAGCCTCAGTTTCCTTCTCAAAAGATACGCCTGAAGATTTCATTATACATCAAAACCTTCTCTCTATCCTTCGTTTACCAAATCTGCATTACCCTCAATATTACTAGTCTTAGGTAGTTTCTCTTCAGGCGGGTTTTTCTGTGGCTTCTTTACCTTCACTTCTTCACCCATAACATCCTCATCTAAACCAATCTGACCTAGATGTGCTTGCTCCTGTATCACTTCTTTGGCTTTCTCAATAGCCAACTCCACAATCTTCTCTTCCCTAGTCACTTTTTCCGGCATTACCTTCCCTCCATTTTCTCCGTCATCTTACGAATTTCATCCCAAGACATGTTACCACCATCAGGAACTTCAACACTACCCATAGAGGGTCTTGGCGACTCACGAACCACAAACCCTGACTTCATCAACAGGTTATCCTTGTGATAAACTGCCTTTTCCAAGGCATTAACCTTATCCACTAGTTCTTTCATCAATAACAACATCTCATTTTCTTCTTCTTTCTTACTCATCTTAATCACCCATGCACCCATTCTACAAGTTTCTCAACAGGTTGATTTGCTCTCTCTCTATTGGCCTTGTTTCGCTCTCGTATCATAGCCAGTAGTTCTGCCTCTTTATCCTCAGTTCTCTTAGCCGCTTCTTCGTCTTGTCCGGTAGAGGCTGTCGTTGTGACTCTTGCCATCTCATCTGACTTAGGTTGTCTTCTTCGCATATGTTCTCTTTCATTTGCAATGAAATTTTTCTTTAGTGTATTTTGCCAACTCATTCTAAATCACCTAACATTGGAAGGCTCATGCCCCTGTGCCACTCAACTTCTTGAACGACTCTGAGTTTCACTTCTTCGCCCCCTTCGGGTATGCCACGCTCTTGA